CTGGGATTGCTTCAAAGATGTCTGAGACATATGAATACTTGCGTCCTGCAATGTCTTCTGGTATGATTACTACAGGTATGTTTATTGCTGCCGGATCAGTGGGAGATTTAGAACAATGTAATCCTTTGAAAGAAATGATTACTAATCCAGCAGCAAATGATATATATGCCGTTGAAACTGATCTTATTGATGCAGATGGTACAATAGGGATGGCTGGTTTATTTATTCCAGAACAATGGTCAATGCCTCCATTTATTGATGACTATGGAAACTCATTGGTAAAAGAAGCTGAACAGGCAATTGCTGAAGAAAGAGAAAAATGGAAGAATGAATTAAATGGTGAACAGTTCCAATTAAGGATATCTCAGAAACCTTTAAATATTGCTGAAGCATTTGCATATAGAAAAGCATCTGTATTTCCACAAGGTATTCTTAGTAAACAACAGAAAAAGATAGAAGAAAAAGAATATCCTTATGAACTCATTGAATTAGATAGAGATGAAAAAGGAATCTTTGCTAAAAGAACAAATAAGCTACCAATTAGCAGATTCCCTGTAGACAAAAAACAAGTGGATAAGACAGGAAGTATTGTTGTTTGGGAACGTCCTGTCAAAAGCCCTGAGTTTGGGGCTTATTACGCCTCTATTGACCCTGTATCAGAAGGTAAGACAACTACTTCTGATTCCTTATGTAGTATCTTTGTTTATAAGAATGCAACAGAGGTTACAAGAACTATGATATCAGGAGATGTAGAACAGTTTTTAGAAAAGGATAAGATTGTAGCATCATGGTGTGGTAGATTTGATGATATTAATAAAACACATGAAAGATTAGAATTAATTATAGAATGGTATAATGCTTGGACTATAGTTGAGAATAACATATCTTTGTTTATACAACATATGATTTCTAGAAAGAAACAAAGATACTTAGTACCTAAACAACAAATATTATTCTTAAAAGATCTTGGTTCAAACAATACTGTATATCAAGAGTATGGATGGAAGAATACTGGTACATTATTTAAAAGTCATTTGATTTCATATGCAATTGAATTTTTAAGAGAAGTTATAGATGAAGAAACTGATATCAATGGTGTTGTAACAAAACAAACTTTAGGTGTAGAAAGAATACCTGATGGAATGCTAATAAAAGAAATGTTAGCATATTACCCTGGACTTAACGTGGATAGATTAGTTGCATTTGGAGCACTAGTAGCTTTTGTAAAAATACAACAATCTAACAGAGGTTTTTCAAAAAGACGTGAATCAGAAGAAAAATCTTTGGTAAATCCAGAAAATTTGTATAAATTAAAGTATAGTCCGTTTAAAAATATTGGGCGTAGTGGAAACAATACAGGAAATACAATAAAAAGATCAGGCTTTAAAAATTATAAATAAATTAACTAAATTAAATTTAGAATGAAAGTACTTAATGCAATGCAGTTAAAAGCCGGTGCAAGAAAAGAAGAAGGACCTACCTTTTCTAGTTTGACGCAACCTATTCAATTTTTACCTTATAGTGAAAAAACAGATGATTGGGCAGCATGGAATTTAGATTGGTTAGAACTCCAAGGTATTCAATTTTTGAAACTCAATGCTAGAAGGCTTTTAAAAAATTATAAGTTAGCTAAAGGTATTATAGATAAAACAGATTATATAGTTGAACCTGACAATGACTATAAAGATTTAATGGATGTTTTAACTAAAGAAAATGATTCTGCCTTAGAACTTAAATTTTATCCTATTATTCCAAATGTAATTAATGTATTAAGTGGTGAGTTTTCCAAAAGATACAATAAGGTACAGTTCAGAGCAGTTGATGATAGATCATACAATGAAATGCTTGAGCAAAAGAAAATGCAGGTTGAAGAAGCATTACTTGCAGATGCTGAAAAAAAATTAGTAGAAAAGATGATTCAAATGGGAATGGACCCATCATCTGAAGAAGCGCAGCAACAACTTGCTCCAGAAAATATTAAATCATTACCTGAAATTGAAGACTTCTTTAGTAAGTCATATAGAAGTTCTGTTGAAGAATGGGCTACTCATCAATTAAATGTTGATGAAGAAAGATTCAAAATGCAAGAACTTGAAGAAAGAGGTTTTAGAGATATGCTTATTGCTGATAGAGAGTTTTGGCATTTCCGTATGTTAGAAGATGATTATGATATTGAACTATGGAATCCTGTATTAACATTCTATCAAAAATCTCCTGATCAAAGATATATTTCTGATTCAGCATATGTTGGTAAAGTTGATTTAATGACAGTAGCTGATGTTGTAGATAAGTACGGATATTTAATGAATCAAAATCAATTAGAATCATTACAAAGAATTTATCCTGCAAGATCTGCTCAATATCAAGTTAATGGTTATCAAAATGATGGTTCTTATTATGATGCCACAAGATCTCACGCATGGAATACTAATTCACCCGGTTTAGCATATAGACAATATACAAGTAACTATATGGCAGATCCTGGTAGAGGAGGAGATATCTTAAATCAGATTTTAAATGAAAGTGAAGACTTAGCTTATTTTGGTGATAGCAACTTGATGAGAGTTTCTACAATTTATTGGAAAACACAAAGAAAAATTGGACATCTTACTAAGATAGAATATGATGGTGAAGTTACTCAAGAAATAGTTGATGAAACATTCAAGGTAACTGAAAAAGCTATTTATGATACATCAATATTTAAAAACAAATCAAAAGATACATTGTTACAAGGAGAACATATTGATTGGATTTGGATTAATGAAATTTGGGGTGGTGTAAAAGTAGGACCAAATGTACCTGCAATGTGGAAAAGTTCTACAAGTAGTGAAATAAATCCTATATACTTAGGTATTAATAGAACTAAACCTGGTAGATTGCCTTTTCAATTTAAAGGAAATAATTCTTTATACGGTTGTAAGTTACCAGTAGAAGGTAGAGTATTCTCTGATAGAAATACTAGATCTACTTCTTTGGTAGATTTAATGAAAGCATATCAAGTTGGATATAATATGGTTAATAACCAGATTGCTGATATCTTAATTGATGAATTAGGTACAGTAATTATGTTTGATCAGAATGCATTACCACGTCACTCTATGGGAGAAGATTGGGGTAAAAACAATTATGCTAAAGCATACGTAGCAATGAAGGATTTTCAAATGCTTCCTCTTGATACTTCAATTACTAATACTGAAAATGCTGTAAACTTCCAACACTATCAGACTCTAAACATGGAGCAAACTGGTAGATTAATGAGCAGAATACAATTAGCTAATTACTTTAAACAACAATGTTTTGATGCAATAGGTATTAATCAACAAAGATTGGGTGGTCCTGTATCAGCAGAAACAGCAACTGGAGTAATAAATGCAATGCAACAGTCATATGCTCAAACAGAAATTTACTTTGTACAACACTCTGATCAACTTATGCCACGTGTACATCAAATGAGAACAGACTTAGCTCAGTTCTACTATAGTACTAATCCTAGTATAAGATTGAGTTACATTTCTACTGAAGCAGAAAAGGTAAACTTTACAATTAATGGTACAGATCTTTTACTAAGAGACTTTAATGTATTTGCTACAACTAAAACAAATCATAGAGCTATTCTTGAACAGTTAAAACAAATGGCATTAACTAATAACACAACTGGTGCCAGCATATATGAACTTGGTAATATTGTTAAAGCAGATTCTATTTCTGAAGTAACTGATATTTTAAGAGATTCTGAAGCAAGAGTTACAGCTCAAAGACAAGAAGATATGCAACAACAACGTCAAATGCAAGAACAACAATTACAAGCACAGGCACAACAAGCTCAAATGAAAGCTCAGTTAGAACAACAAGAAGCTGAAAAAGATAGACAAAAAGATATTACTGTAGCAGAAATTAGAGCTGCGGGATATGGGGCCGGTGTTGATGTAAATGAAAATCAAATAAATGATTATCAAGATGCATTAAAAGATATTCAACAAACAACTCAATACAGAGAACAAATGAATATGAAACGTGAAGAGTTAGTAACTAAATCATCTATGGAAGCTCAAAAACTTCAAGTTGAAAGAGAAAAAATTGCGGCACAAACACAAATATCAAATAATCAATTAAATATAGCCATACAGAATAAAAATAAATATGATGTTAAAAAACCAAAAGATAAATAATTTGTGTTAGCTATATACTGCAAAAAACTTTACAATTTTTCAAATATTATAAGTTTAATGTAGTGTAAACTAAATAAAGATTTATTATATTATTGATATAAGTATTAATTATTAAACCAACAATAAGATGAGTACCAAAAACAACACTATGAATAGTAATGTAGAAACTTTAGACATTGACTTAGATACAATATTCAGTGCAGCACCTAGCGGTGATGATATGACTTTGCCATCTGGAAAAGAAACAAAGACTACAAACAACATTTTTTCAGGAATAAATAAAAAAGCAGATTTTTCATTTGCTGATCCGGATGCAGATGATGCGGATGATTTAACTGATAAAGGTAAAAGTTCAACATCAAATACAGATCTTCTTGCAGATGATGATGAGGATGAGGTTACACCTAAAGCAACTAAAGAAGATGCTAAAAGTATTCTTGATAGTTTAGATGAAGAGGATGATGAAGAAAAGAAAGAAACTAGAGGTAGAAAACCTATTTCTGGAATTTCTGATGTCTTTTCTAAAATGATTAAAGAAGACAAATTAGTTCCATTTGATGATGAGAAATCATTTGATGAATACACAGCAAAAGATTGGGAAGAATTAATTGAAGCTAATTTAGAAGAAAAAGCAAATCAAGTAAGACGTGAAACACCTAAACAGTTTTTTGCTAGCTTACCAGAAGAATTGCAAATTGCAGCTAGATATGTAGCAGATGGTGGTACTGATTTAAAAGGTTTGTTTTCAACTTTAGGTCAAGTAGAAGAAACTAAAGAATTAGATATTAGATCAGAAAGAGATCAAGAAATTATTATTAAAGAATATTTGAATGCTACCGGCTATGGTACATCTGAAGAAATTGAAGAAGAAATTGAAATTTGGAAAGACTTAGGAAAACTTGAACAACAAGCTGCTAAGTTTAAACCAAAGTTAGATAAGATGGCGGAGCAAATTGTTATTAGAAAAGTACAAGAGCAGCAAATAAAACAAAAACAACAAGAGCAAGCATCTAAAGCTTATATGCAAAATGTATATGATACTTTAAAAGATGGTAATCTTGGAGATATTAAAGTAGATAGAAAGACTCAAGCAATGTTGTATAATGGTTTAGTCCAACCTAGTTATCCTTCAGTGAGTGGTAAAAATACAAATCTATTAGGTCACTTATTAGAAAAGTATCAGTTTGTGGAACCAAATTATGCATTAATTTCAGAAGCATTATGGTTATTACAAGATCCACAAGGATATAAAGCAAAGATAATGGACAAAGGTGCTCAACAAAGTATTGAGCAAACAGTAAGAAAATTAAAAACAGAACAAGGTAATCATAGTTCAAGTTCTCTTGGTATTCAAGATAAAGATGAAGAAACAAGAAGACAACCAACAAAAAAATTACCAAGAACCAACAACATTTTTAAAAGGATTTAACAATCAAATATAAAAACAATTAATAACTAAAAACAAGTAAAAATTATGGCAACTCCAGTATTAAATAATGGGATTTTCCTAAGAGATACTAGCTACAAAGCAAGTTCTCATGTTGATTCTTATCACTTGACTCAAATGCTAGGTTCAGCAGAACCTATGGATATGGGACCAGTTGATTTATGGGCAATGACTCAAAAAGTTGAAATGCCTCTTTATCAAATGGCATCATTTGGTGGAAAGAATACAATTATGGTAGACAATGCACGTGGTGAGTACAAATGGCAAACTCCTATTGCACAAGATCTTCCATACATTGTGGCAGATATTGAACCAGCTAATGCTACTAAAGGTGTAGATGGTACAACATTTAAAATTAAAATTTCTAAAAGAACATTTGGACATGGTGATATCATCACTTATGACAAATACAATGGATTAGAGCTTTACATCACAGCTGATGATATTATTCCTGCTGGTGACGGTTTTATCTATACTGTTCAATTGGTAAACAATAACAACGTAGCTAGCTTAGATAATAAGTATTTAGCTAAAGGTACTAAGTTCTTCAGAAAAGGTTCTGCAAGAGGTGAGTATGGTGAAAGATTTTCTGACATTGAAACAGGTTCTGGTTTCCGTGAGTTCTACAACTTTGTAGGAGGAGCTGAAGCACACGTACACTATTCTATTTCTAGCCGTGCTGATTTAATGATCAAAGGTGGTTTGAATGCAGATGGTACTGTACCTGTAACTGAAATCTGGAGAAACTTTGGAGCTAACAATGATCCAGCTGTACCTAGTATTGAAGGATTAATTGCTAACATGGGTAAAGCTGGTGCAAGAGAAGCATTTGAAAATGGTACTCTTACTAGAACATTTATTACAAACATGGAAGCTGCTCACTTATCAAAAATTGCTTCTGATATTGAAACTTACTTGATGTGGGGTAAAGGTGGTAGAATTAAACAAGATGGTCCAGATGATATTAGATTATCTGTGGGATTATGGGCACAGTTAGATAACTCATTCAAAAGAGTTTATAACAAGTCTTCTTTCACACTTGACATGTTTAAATCTGAATTATATAACTTCTACCAAGGTAAAGTTGAGTTCAAAGGTCCAGATCCTCAAAGATCACTTGTTGTTCAAACAGGTATTGGTGGTATGCAATTGATCAACAAAGCTATTGCTGATGAAGTATATGGTTCTGGTCTAGTACAAAATGCTAGTGATATTGGAGCTGTTAAAGGTTCTGGAATGGATCTAGATTATGGATTTGCTTATACTTCATTTACTATTCCTTTCTTAGCTAATGTTAAGTTTGTATTGAACCCTGCGTTTGATAACTTGAATACTAATGATATTGAGAATCCATTAATTGATGGCCGTCCATTAAGTTCTTATAGCTTTATTATCTTTGACGTAACAGATGAAGGAAATGATAACATCCATTTATTGAAATTATCTTGGGATAATCAATTGAAATGGTTCTACCAAAATGGAACTATGGATTACATGGGAAGAACTCAAGGTTTTGCATCTACTGGTAACTTTAACGGATACCGTGTAATGATGTCACAAACTATGCCTGCTATCTGGGTTAAAGATCCAACTAAAGTTTTAAAAATTGTTATGAGAAACCCAATCACTGGTGGTTCATTCTAATAATTAATAATAAAAATGGGAGGCAGGGTAAAAGCTCCTCCCTTTTTTTTAATCTTTAAAACATAAGTAAAATGGCACTAGATATAAAAAAAGCAAATAAAACATATGAGTTTTCAAACTTAAATGTTTCTCAAATTATTGCTTCAAAAGCTGTAGGTAAAGATATATTAGATAGAAATTATGCAGATAATGCTGCGGCAAAAGCAGCAGGATTAAGTAATGGAGATTTGTATCATACAGCAGGAGCATTAAAAATTGTTTTACCGGCATAAGTCAAATAAACTAGAGTAAGATTAAAAACCTTACTTTAGAAATATTAATAATAATAAATTGTACATAATTATGTACTTTTGACAAATGAGAACAATTATTAAATTTTAACAAAAACCAAATTATGAATGATTACACAATTGTAGAAAAGTATCAGCAAACCAAAAATCAAACTATTGCTATACGTCCTTATTTTAATTCTTCAAAAGAGAATATGGGTTTAGAGCATTACGGATTAGCTTTGCATGATGGAGTATTTCATGAAGAAACATTAGCTTGTTTAGAAATGAATGGGGTTAAACGTTATGTTACAGGATTAAATGAATTTGCTCCTGATGTAAAAATGTTACCTGCAAAAGAAAAAGCAGCTAAGATAAAAGAAATTAGAAAAGTTGTTGCTCAATTAGAAGCTGAATTAGCAGCTAATGTTGTTGACATAGATGATAAAGATTTTTGGAATAAGCTTACTGTAATGAAGCCTGATAATTCAAAATTTTGGGATAAGATTAGTTTAAGATGTGGTAATGATCCTGTGTTTTTAGATCCAGAAAAAGATCCTTATGACTTAATAAAATTACATGCTATTCATGCTGGAGGTTTTTCTATTGTAGCAAAATCATTAAGAGAAGCTAGAGAATCAGGTAATCCACCTAAATTCTATCTTGATACAATGGAAGAAACATTAAGTACTAGAACAGAACTTAGTAAATTGAAAAATAAAGCATTAGTTGAGCTACAAAAAATGTATGATTCAAATGCTTCAAAATTAATGTATGTTGCTAAGATTTGTGATGCTGACAGTGTACAGTATGTTAAAAATACACCTAATGATATTCTTTATGAAAACATGGATGAATATATTCATGGTAATGGTGCTGAGTCTTCTAAGAAGAGAGCTGCATCACAATTTATAGAAGTATCTGGATTATCAATGGAGGAATTAAAAATTAGAGCTTTAATTAAAGACGCTTTATATTATAGATTTATTACTACTAAAGCTGGAGGTTGGATTGAACCAATTGATAGTGGAATTAGATTAGGTAAGTCACCATCTGAATGTTTAGAATTTTTAAAGAATCCTGAAAATGAAGAAACATTAATGGCATTACTTAATAAAGTAGAACCGTACTGGAACTCTTAAATTATAAAAAATGGATAATAACACTCTCTTAATTAAATTAAAACAAAGGCTGAATAAACTTGATAGTCAAGACTATGATAATATAGAATGTTGGCAGTTTGTTGAAGCATTTAATAAAGTACAAATAGATTGGTGTAGAAGAACTTTACACGGAGGTAATATGTACAAAGAAGGTGATGAAATGTCCAAAAGAAGAATTGATGATTTACAACCCTTGTTAAGAGAGTTATCTTTAACAGGAGTTGTAACTGATCAATACTTTCAAGCAAATAATTTTCCTGTAAATACTTATTTAGAATATAAAAGAATAAGTGCTGATGCTACAAGTGAGTGTTGTCCAGATCCAAGATCAATGACTGTTTATTTAGCAGAAGAAGCTAATGTATCTCTTTTATTAAGAGATCCATTAAAAAATCCAAATTTTGAATGGGGAGAAACATTTTGCACAATGTTAGGAAATAAGATTAGAATTTATAGAAATAAAGATTTTAATATTGTAAATCCTGTATTAACTTATTATCAAAAACCAGTTTATATTCAAATACAAGGATGTGTTGATCCATATACCGGTGTAGTTAGTACAACCAATATACCTTGTCAATTTAAAGATGATGTTGTTGAAGTATTATTAGATGATACGGCTTCACTTATTGCAGGAGATATAGAAAATATTTATCAACAACAAAGGGGCCAAGGTTCTGCTGAAAGAAATAATTAATCATGGAAAATAAAATGAGATCTTTAAAGATAAATACACAACCCGCTAAAACAATTAGCAGACTATCTGTTAAAGTTGAAGAAAAAGAAGAATCTGTTATAGCTAAACCTGTACCAGATACTGGTGTAGGAGGCAGTTCTTTAGATACTATGACTGCTAATTTAGCAACTGAAATGATGAATGCTGCAATTAGTTTTCATAGACTACATTTAAAAGTTACAGGAGAAGGTTCTTATTCAGCACATATAGCTTTGGGTAGTTTTTATGAAGGATTGCATGATCAAGCTGATACTTTAGTAGAAGGATATCAAGGTGTATCTGAAAAACTTTTAACATATAAAGATTCACCAATTAGAACATTAGATACTGTAGCAGATGCTGTAGGATATTTAAGAGATTTATATAATACAGTTAATAAAGTTCAAGCTATGATGCCTTATTCAGAAATTGTAAATAATCTTGATCTTGTAAAAGATTCAATTAATTCAACAAAATATAAATTAATTTTCTTATCATAATTGGAAATTAAATAATTTTTCTTATATTATATCTGTACACGTAGTACAACTTTATATATTTATTAACAACAAAAAACAAAAATTATGGCTTATTTTAATCATGCGTTTTACAAAACGTTTGTTGCTACCTCAACCCAAGCGTCTGCAGGTACTGCAACTTCAGCATTAACTGCTGGACAATTAGGTTTAGTTTCTGATTCAAACTGGCAAACAATTGCTGTATCAGGAGGTACTTTACCAGCTAACTCATTAGCTTATCTTGTACAAGGAAGTTTTTACACTAAAGATACCATTGGAAACAATCCTGGTAATGGTGGTTACAAAGAATCAGTTAAATCAAAAGGTATCAATCCTAAATTTATCTCAAGAGTTTGGGTAACCAACTGTTTAACGGCTCAACAAGCTACAGCATCTTTATCATTAGGATCTGATTGTGCTCCATGTGGAAAAACTCAATTCATGAGAATTGACGTTAAAGGTTCACCAACATTACGTTTCTTAAATCACAATGCTTATGCTATTGGTGATTCAGCAAATATTTGTTGTATTGACGGACAAGAATTTTTAGATCCAACATTGGTATCTGCTACTATGGCTAAACAGGTTTTAGCTAATCCATTAATTAAACCATTTATTGCTGAAGGTGATGTTAATGGTGTTCAAACTGCTACATTAGTTGCTGGTTCTGGATATTCTGTTGCTTCTGGTGTTGCTACTACTGGTGGTACTGGTTCAGGATTTAAAGTTAATATTTTAACTGTATCTTCTGGAGGTATTGCTACATATAGTATTGCTGCACGTGGTGCTGGGTATGCGGTAAATGATGTATTAACAGTTGCTGGTGGAACAGGCGGAACTTTAACAGTTACTGCTGTTACTGCCGGTGGTGTTGTAGTTACTGCAACTACTGGTGCTGTAAGTGTACAATCTGTATATACTATTGAACAAGCTTTAGGAACTGCTGGTTCTGGAAATTATACTCCTTCAACTGATCCTAATGGAACAACTAAAGTTACTGCTACAGTTAATTTTGTAGGTGCTTATGTTGATACTAAATTTGGTAACTGTTCGTTTGATACTAGAGATCATTTTAATGCTGAACCAGTAGTTATTATTGCATCTATCTTAGATGAAACAGGTAATCCATGTAATGATTGTGGTGTTGCTACTAGCACTCCTGGTCAAATGCAAGAAACTCAAGGTGAAACTGTAGTTAGAGATTTAATCTTATCTGAAAGATACAGACAATCTCCATTCAATCAAGGAAATGCGGATAGTGCAAGAATTAGAGAGATTGAGATGTCAGATGAAATTTTAGCTGCTGTTGATAGAACTGCTACTTATAAAGCATACTATATTCAACACACTGTTCCAAGATTTAATAATCCATCTGGTGTTTTTGATAATGATCAATATGTTTATCAAATATATGTAAAATGTTCTGATCAAACTGCTAACACAAATGTATTAAATTTAGTTAATAGAGTAATTGCTTTAGCAAATGCTGCTGGTAACAACATTGCATTAGAAACTAATTCTTACTGGTAATCAATATATCTAAAAAGAATATTCTATTAAAAATTAGAGTAGGGGACAAAATCTCCTACTCTTTTTTTATTTGTTCTATTTTTTTTTGTATATTGTATATATAAGTGTATTAAAACAAATAACAAAATGGCTGACAAACATATATTAAGCTTAGAAATACCAACAGTATCTAATTGTAATCTTTTATGCATTAAAGATACTAGTCAGTATTCTTCAGATCTTGCTATTGATTGTGAAGAATTATTAATAACACTTCCGGGATTTACAGTACCTGTTTTATTAAAAGTTACAGAAGGTTTTGATATGTGCTTAACAGCATGTGCACTTGCAATACAAAAACTTAATTGTGGAACTATACAACAAGAAATTCCTGATGGTGTTTATGTTATTAAATATAGTGTTTCTCCAAATTCAAAAGTTTATGTAGAATATAATCATTTAAGAGTAACTAGATTAATGACAAAATATTATGAAGTATTATGTGATTTAGATATTAAAGCATGTCAACCTCAATCTTATAAGCAAGAACTTTTAAATGAAATGGGTTATATTAAAATTATGATTGATGCTGCTGTAGCCAATGTTGAATATTGTCAATCTCCAGCTCAAGGAATGCAGTTATATAATTATGCAAAAGATAGATTAAATAAAGTAATTTGTCCATCTGGAAATTGTGGAGGAAAAACATATTTATACTAATATTATTAACCAAATGAATATAATAAATTATATATTTGGCTATCAATAAATTTAAATAAACCAAAAAATAAATTAATATGAACTGTGCAAATTGTAACAAAACATTTACTTGTGGTTGTCAAAAAACATTTGATGATCAAGGAACTGCCATATGTAAAACATGTGTAAATGAATGGGCTAATAAAAGATTAAATGGTGAGGTACCTACACAATCATTACCAACAAGAGATTTAAATTTAGAATTAGCCGCTCAACAAATTAGAGATCTTAGAAAAAATTAAAACATGGAGCAAGCACTTATTAAAAGAATTAAAACTGAACAAAATTTTGCAACACAGGCATATACAAATTTTAAAGAAATTAAATTTGGTATAGAACCATGTTGTTATGTTGATTTTGAAACAGCAACTTTAAATAAGTATTTGTGTGATTGGCAAAATAGTGCCTCTAATAAATCAATTATTGACAGCGGTCAAGCAGGTATATTTATTGAACCATTAGCACCAGTTAATACTGAAGCTAGTATATCTTGTGCAGCTACACCAACTAATGTTTGTACTATAATAGATCTTGAAAATATATTATATAATAAAGGAACTTATGTACATACTCAGGATACATTATTAGCAGTTTGGGTTATAACACATAATTTAGGTACTTTTCCATCAGTAACGGTGGTTGATGATTTAAATCATGTTGTTACTGGTGATATAACTTATAATAGTTCAAACATGCTAACAATAACATTTACTTCTGCTTTTGCGGGATATGCTTATTTAAACTAAAAATAATTAAAACTATAACGCAATGGGAATTAAATATTTAAGTAATATAAACTTAAATTTAAATGAAATACAAAATATTGTAATTCAAAACTTAAATTCAGTTCCTATTACTTCTGCTATTGGACAAATTTACTATGATACAATTATAAGTAAATTAAAATTAAAAACTGCAACTGGATGGATTACAATTAATTCTGGTGCATCTGAAGTTGGTCCAGGTATACCAAACCGCATATCTAAATTTATTACAATATCTACTATTGGTGATTCATTAATAGAAGATAATGGTACGTCAGTTATAATAAATAAACCTAGTGGTTCAACATCAATATATAAATTAGATGTTAATGGTACTATATATTCTAATGCAGGTATTACAGGTAATTCATTTATAAAAATTGGAGGTACATCTTCACAATATTTAATGGCTGATGGATCTGTAAGTACTGGACCATCAATACCAACAGTTGGTACTTGGGGTGCATTAAATTATCCTACATGGGTATCAGGAACACCGTTTGTAAAAATGACTGCGGCTGGTACTTTTGCTCTTGATACAACATTATATTATCCAAATAGCAATCCTTTAGGATTTATAGATACTACATATGTTGCTGCAAATTTTTATCCATTAACAGGTAATCCAAGCAACTTCATAACTAGTAGTGCATTATCTCCATATTTATTAAGTTCTACAGCAGCAACAACTTATTTTCCAATACCAACAGGAACAACATTAGAATATATACGTGGAAATGGTTCATTAGCAACTTTACCTACAAATACATTTGTATCATTAACTACTACAGGATCTTCAGGATCATCAACATTAACATCTGGAGTATTGAATGTACCAACTTATACATTATCAGGATTAGGTGGACAAGCACAATTAAATGGAACTGGTTTTGTTAAAGCAAGTGGTACAACAATTACTTATGATAATACAATACCTTCATTTAGTATAACAGCACCAATTATTGGAGATTTACTGGTCTATAATGGAGCAACTTGGGAGAATGAAACAGAAGAATTTAGAAGAAGACAAAGAACTCTAGTAATAAGTTCTGATTTTATTGGAACAGTAGCAGCTGCTAATACACCATTTGTTTTTGCAGCTTTAAATAGTGGATCTAATACAACAACTACTTTTACAAATGGTATAAATCCAGGAATTACACGAATCCAGTCATCTGCTACTCCTGTCAGTGGAGGTAGTTTATCATCTAATGTTGTAGGTACTGGAGCTATTTTACCATCAATAGGACAACAAATGGACTTTGTTTTTAGAACACCCAATGTTATAGCAGGAGTTGGATCAACGGTTAGAGCAGGATTTTTTGTAGCTACTAATATATCCACAGATGCATCAGCTGGTATTTATATGGAAATAGTTGATAACCAATTATATGGAAAAACAGCAAACAATTCATCAAGAAGCCAAACAGCAACATCTTATACTATATCAAATGGTGGTTTATGGTTTCATATGAGAATTGTATATAAATCTGCAGTTTTAATAGAATATACACTTTATAATATGGCAGGTACCATTTTATGGACTGATACTTTAGCATCTAATATACCTACTGCAGCATATACATGTACCATACTAGCATTTAGTTCAGCATCACAATCAATTCCAACGGAAATGATATCTTGTGATTATGTAGCATTTACCATACCTGTTGGTAATAGAGGGGCATTAAATTAAAATTAATATTATGACACTTACAAAATATAGAATGATAGTAGGTCAAGGGTACATTGAAACTCTTAACCTTGCAGAAGCAGAAGCTTACGGTAATTATGTTACTATTACTGAAGAAATAATTGAAGAAATAATTGAAGAATAATTTATATATTATGGATAAATTAAAAGAATTAAAAAGTTTTAAAAATCTTAAATAAGTTATATATTTGTAAATCAATTTAAAAACCAATAAATATGGGAACAATCAAACTTACGGAAGAAGAGTTACAAAATTTAGTTGAAGTTCAACAAAAACTTAATAACATTACTTTAAATTTAGGTAATGCTGAATTAGCTAAACAAGCAATGTTTGCAGAATATTCTAAAGTTAAAGTTGAATTTGATGCTGTTGCAAAAACATTAGAAGAAAAATATGGCCAAGTTAATGTCAATTTAACGGATGGTTCAATCTCACCAATAGAAGATCCTTCTGAAAATCCATTAGGATAATATTTTTACACATAGATATTTTTACAAAAAATTTTATAACTGAACTTTTCTTGTTTGGTTATAAAATTTTTTGTATATTATAATTGTATAGATTTCAATAGAATAATACATTATAGAAAAAAAATATTTATGATACCAACAAATTCAAGTAATTCAACAAATGGCTGTGATAGCATTTCATCTAATTGTGTCATTTGGCAAGGACCAGATATTAGTTGTATAAACCTATGTAATGGAGATACAATTAGTGATGTAACAGCTAAGTTAGCTGAATTAGTATGTGACTTAATTACAGATGGAGTTACTGCTAATCCAAATTTAACTGGTTTAGATTTATCATGTCTTAATATTCCAGGTACAACACCTACTACATTAGTTCCTGTTTTACAACAAATGGTTAATGCAATATGCGCAGATAATGCACCTTCTAGTACATATACTTTACCTATAATGACTTTACCTGCATGTTTAGTCTATAATGATCCATCAGGAAATCCAGTTACACAATTACCTTTAGATCAATTTGCAACTCTTATTGCTAATAAAGTTTGTAATATACTTACTTCAATAGCAACTATTAATACAACATTAAGTAATTATAATACTAGAATAACAGTTTTAGAAAATTGTGTTTTACCATGTAGCGGAGCTGTTGTTGAGAAAAAAGTAGTACCAACATGTATAATTAATGTAGGAACATTAACAGATGTATCTGTTTTATTACTTGCTTTAGAGGTAAGATATTGTTCATTAGAAACAGCAGTAGGTTTACCTGCTGCAATTAATTCAGCTATTAGTCAAGCTGATATTTTAAGTACTACTCCAACATTATCTAATCCTTCTGTTACATATGGTGGAATAACTGGTTGGGTTAATACTCCTGTAAATTTAGCACAAAGCGCGCAGAATATATGGACTGTATTAAATGATTTACATATGGCTGTTTCAAGTATTCAAACTAACTGTTGCCCATCAGGTTGTGATAGTGTAACCTTTGGTTATAATACATCAAATGTATTAAGTGGTACAGGTGTAATATCAGGTATTAATTTTAATTTTCAAAATACAACTGGAACTGGTTCTGTTATACCGGCAACATTTAATGATTGCGCTGGTAGTACAATTATTACTATCAAAGATGTTAATAATGTTACAGTTACAAGTACTGTTAGTGTAGCTGCTTTACAAAATTCTGCAAGTGGTGTTACTATATCTTTACCAGGTTTAAACACTTATGGTGCATTAACTACTAGTGTAGCATTTTGTGTTACTGATGGTAGAGATACATGTAATAATACAATAGTTAAATCTGTTGCGGGAGTTATACCTTGTCCAATGCCATCTATGAGTTCAATTACATCAACAGGAGCTACTGTTACATTTACAAATCCTTTAGGTACAGGAGTTGTTTATATTATAGATATTATTAATTCTTCAACAAATGTTGTTGTAGCTACTTATACACAAAATTCTCCAGGTGTTACGGTAACAAATGCTTTTACAGGTTTGGTTGCAGGTACAGAATATAAAACTAGAGTTACAGTTCAAGCTGGTGGTCAAACACAAGTTTGTACAACAAATATTGTGACATTCACAACGCAAAGTGCAGCTGCTGCATGTAGTAATGGATTAGATGTTGTGTTCTTACTTGACTATACATCAAGTATGGGTTCAGCTATTAATACTATTAAAGCAGGTATTGCATCTACTATAAGTACAATACAAACAGAATCAGGAACAAATGCTTATAGATTAGCTTTAGTTTTAGCTGATGAAGCGTCTACTTCTACAACAACTTATTCTACTTCAGTAGATTATTTAGCATTACCAGGTCCTACAACATCAGTTCCTCAAAGAATTGTAAATACAGGTATTGGTGGTAAATATCAATATATTACTGCAGTAGAAAAATTTGCTACAAATAATAGTACATCATTTACAACTCAATTAAATAAAATTTACAATGGTACAGATATGCAGGGCGGACCTGCACCTACATATTGGCCAATAGGAAGCGGAGTAGGTGGACCAGAACCTACAGATATGGCTTTAGGGTTTGTTGTTGAATCAAATGCATTTGCTGGAACATTTAGAACAGGAGTTGCAAAATATGTACTTATTTATACTGATAATTTCCCAAGTGGTGATGATGATGCATTTAATGATACAGATGTAGCAAGATTAAATTCATTGGCTCAAACATGTTTAACGCAAGGTATCAAATGTTTTGTATTAGGTCCAGGTACTAGTTTAACATATACTCCATCAGGCGGAACATTAATATATCCTTGGAGAAATTTTGCAATAGCAACAGGTGGTGCATGGAATGTTAGCTATGCAACAGCAACTGTAAATTCATTAATCACTAACGGTTGTTCATCAACATATATATAACTAAGCAGTAATTAAAATAAAATATAAAAATGGGATGTAATTGTTCAAAATGTAATAGTAGTTGTGGTTGTGCTGATACAGCATTAACTAATCCATGTACATATACTGACTGTAGTGTTGGTAGTGAAAGATGTGATGATATACAATGTACAGAATGCGTTAGTTATTGTGGTACATCTTTTCAAATAGGTTCTCCAGGAACATTATTACAAATAACTAAAGGGGAAAGGCTTGATTCTATTATACAAAAATTTGCTATGATATTAACCAATGGTTTAGGTACGTGTACATCTAATGATATACAACATGATCCATTTAATGTATATGCTGGTGTTATTACAAAAAATACAGCATCAATATTATGGAATGGAACTTGGAGTGGAAGTACCGGTGTTAATATTTATTATAATACACAAATTGCACCTGGCTCATGGGTTTTAGCTAATTCTGTACCAATTGTTTCTACTGTATTTAATTATACAATAACAAATCTTTTAGCTAGTACAGCATATAAAGTAAAAGTGGTGAGTGTTGGTAACTCAACATCATGTAAACCAATAGAAATACTATTTACCACACCTGCAACATAATGTAAAAAAACAACAATAGTGATAGTTTGTTGGTTTTCTGTCACAGGCGTTGAGAGAGGTTGGGGTAACTCAACCTCTTTTTTTTTAAAAAAGCCATAAGTTTATAAAAAATATTTTACATTTACATAATTTTAAAAAAAGATTTTATGAGTTATCTAAAAAATAAAATACTTGAGTCATTAAAATGGAAAAAATCATCAGCATATTGTGCATCAAGATTAGGGATATCAGAAGAAGAATATGTTAAAATTAAAGGTCAAATTTTAAATAAATATAAAAAAATACATACTCAAGATAATAAAATAACTGAGTCTGTTGATTTAGAAAAAGGGCAATCAACAATTTCAGGTTCATTTACATATGAACCAAAAACAGCAGAAGAGATAATAAAACTTTTAAAAATTGACACAAAGGTTTGGAAATTATCTCAATATTGGAATAAACAAATGGGAGACCATTGGAGAGTTTCAGCTTTAATAACCAAAATTAAAGAAAATACCAAAGAAGATTTATTATTAAATCTATTAAATAATTGGAAACCAAAGATTTACAAAATTACTACAAATAAAATTCATGATCTTAGTAAAGCAGATGTATGCGGAATAATATCTTTACAAGACATACATTTTGGAAAACAAGGGAATGAAACTATTGATAAAGATTTTGAAGACACTATAAAAAATTTATTGACAAGAGGAACTGCATCACATAATATTAAAGTACTATATTTTGTTGTTGGTGGTGATTTAATTAATATGGATACTTTTGCAGGTACAACTACAGGAGGAACGCCTGTTGATAATTGTATGTCCGCAACAGATGCTTATATGCAGGCTTTTGATGCTATGCATTGGGCTATAAATTATATAAAACAATATTGTGAGGAACTTGTTGTAGTATATGTTCCAGGTAATCATGATAGATTATCTTCTCATCATTTAGTGCATGCCTTATCCAAATCTATTTATAATGATGGAGATATAGAATGGGATATTAAGTATGAAGAAAGAAAGGTTCATGTATGGGGTAATAACTTTAATGCATTTGAACATGGAGATAAATCAAGTAAAAATAATCCTTTAATATATGCATCTGAATATCCAAAACAATGGGGTGCTACAACAAACAGAACTTTATATAAAGGTCATATACATACAGATAGAAAAGTAGAATATATGACATCAAATGAGACAGCAGGATTTATAGAAAAGACACTCCCTAGTTTAGGTAAAACAGATTATTATCACTACAGTAATAAATATGTAGGTAATAGAAGATCAGGAAAATTGGAACTACAAGATTCAATTTTAGGGAATATATGTGAATTAACATATCAATCAATATAAAGAAACAACTTAAATTTCATTAAGTGGTCTTTTTTTTGTAAATTATAAATATAACCATATGATAAATAATTTTAAAAAACCAGATTTAAAGGCACCAAGATATAGAGAAAAAAGATTGGGAATATTAAATGGAGAAACAATAAAAGAGTTTAAAGAAAAAAAACCTTTGTATTCTAATATTGATAATGATAAATTAAAAAAAATAATAAAACTCTATAATGTAAATTTATGGCAAGCAGTAATTAAAAATAGAGATGGTGTAGAGTTACCTGATTCATTAGGATATTTATTTATTGGTACATGTCCTTCTGCTAAAACGGTAAATACAAATTATGCATTATCTCAACAATATGGTAAAGTTTTACAAAATAAAAATTGGGAAACTGATGGTAATTTAGGTAAAATATTTTATACTAACTGGTCAACAAAATATAGATTTAAAAATAGAGAGTTATGGGGATTTGTAGCTTGCAGAGACTTTAAAAGAGCGGTAGCTAAAAGTTATCCTGAAAGTTGGACTAAGTATGTTGTAATGAAAAATAAGTATAGAGTAGCGCATTTATATGATGCTAATACTGAAGAAACCAAAAAAGAATTAGAGTTTTATAATGAATTTGAAACATAAATAAGATGTCACAAATAATAATAGCAGAAGCAATTTCAAGAATAAGAGGGCAGGTTAAAGCTGAAGTCCAAGATTCTTTTGTAACAGATAGATATATCTATAGCTTAATAGAAAAGTTTGCTCAAGTTTTAATGAGAAGACAAGACTCATTAAACAAATTGATGAAATTCAACTCTGTATGGAAAGCTCTTCCATATGTTGAAATGATTGATGTAGATAAAGTAGAAGCAGGCTGTTCTGGAATAACTAGTGGATGTACAATCAAACGTACAAAACTTAAATTGCCTTCTATGATTGAAGGTTATTGGGGTCCGCTTATACGTACTATAACTTCAATAGATGGTTCACAAGAACTTCAAGCAACATATCCCGGAACATATACTTCCATGACTAAAACAACATCTTTTAAATACAATAGAACAAAATATTTTTGGTGGTTAGATGGATATATTTATTCACCAAACATTGAGTGGGATGCTATCAAAGTTGAAGGTGTATTTAATGATGATATTACAAAATGGAATTGTGATGAAAAAGATGATTGCACTCCTAGATATAAACAACCAATGTATATACCTGAAGCAATGTTTGCAGAAATTGAATCTCAAATTATAAATATCATGATGAATACAATGCAAATACCAAGTGAAGATTCTGATAATAAACAAAACATAAATAGATAATGAGCGTATCACATAAATATAGAACATTCAGTCAGTTATATGAAGATGTTGCAATTGATTTTACAACTTATTCATTGGAAGGAATGATTGAACCACAGCAATTAATTAAAGTTGCTACTAGAATTAATTATGAACTTGGTCTAAAAATACATAGAACTAAAGAAACCATAATTGATGTAGAACATGGTAGAGCTCAATTACCTAGAGATTTTGCATATATTAATTATGCATTTCTTTGTGGTGAATATCATATTAATGCGACAATGCCATCAGGTACTCATGTTGAAACTTTTAATGATGTACCTTATGTGCCGGCACCTGGAGAAGTTGCGGCATGTAGTACAGGAGAAGGATGTGCTGATGTATGTATAGTTAAAACATGTGAAGATAAAAATAGTTATCAGTTAGTTCAAAGAATATCACCAAATCAATATAGAACTTATAGTACTTGGACTGAATTAAAAATTCAAGATGTAAATCAAAAGAGTTGTTTTTGTCCTGACTTAGCTGCTCAAGCTCCAGATATTGCACAAATAGTTGATGGGTTTTTAATTACTAATTTTAATAGTGGTAGAGTATACATAAGTTATCAAGGAGCTATGGAATCTCCTAATGGAGATTTGTTAGTTTTTGATCATCCTATTTGTAATGAATATTATGAATACGCATTAAAACAAAGAATATTAGAAAATATGATTTGGCAGGGTGAACAAATGGCTCCTCAATTACAATTAGTAGAAACACGTCTAAGACCAGCAAGAAATAATGCATTATCATTTGTAAACACACCTGATTTTGCTGAAATGCAAAAAGTCTTTACAATGAATAGAAGAGCTCAATATCATAATTACTATAATATGTTTTTAAGTTATGCACCTTATAATCCAAGATTACATCATGGACTTAATACATCATCTAAAACATTACATTCATCAGAAGGTTCTGGCTGTTCTACATGTTAATAAAAGAATTAAATTACTATGGCACAACAAAATAATAATCCTGGAACATCATCCGTAAATACTAATTCATTCATCAAAGGAATGAATAAAGATATTACACAGTCAATGGCACCAAATGAAAGTTGGTGGCATGCCCGTAATGCTATAAACAATTCTACTGATGGTGATCTTGGTGTAATTGGTAATGAACCATCAAATTTACAATGCGGTGTTGTACCATATACAATTATTGGAGCTATACATAGATATGGTGATCACTGGATTGTTTACTCTACTGATGATATAAATTCAGAAATTGGAAGATTTGATGACAGTGAATGCAAGTATGAAGTAATTGTAAATGATCCTTGTTTAAACTTTAATAGAAAATATTTAATAACTGGTGCGGCAAAAGAAAATTTTGATTGTACATGGCAAGTATATTGGGATGATGGAAACAATCCATCACGTTCATTAAACATTGATAAAGTACCATGGATCAGAACTGTATCATCAGCACCTAATGCTGATTGTATTACATATGATGATACAGCAAGATTGAATTGTGAAAAAATAAGATTAGCTCCTTTAGTTGATACGCCTTGTGTTAGTTTAACCAAATCAATAGATGGTGGTATGTTACAAAATGGAGCATATCAAGCTTTTATTGCTTATGTTGAAACTGAACAAAAGGTTACTGATTATATTGGTATATCTAATATTCAAACATTATTTTCACATCAGGGTACAGGAGGTTCTTTAAATGTTAAAGTAAGCAATTTAGATAATGATTATGATTATTATGAATTAGTATTACTTATAAGAAATCAAGGTCAAATATATGCTAAACGTATTGGTATTTACAGTACACAACAAGAAGATATAAATATTGATTATATTGATGATACATTAGTGGCTGTTAATTTAAAAACAATTCCTCAAAGAAGTCCTGCTTATGAGAAATCAAATGCAATGTATGTTGTAAATGATTGGTTAATTAGACAAGGACCTGTTAGTCAATTTGATTTTAATTATCAACCAATAGCAAATGAGATCAAAGTTAATTGGGTGGCAAATCAAATTGATTCTGCTTATTATCATTTAGGTGGAAATAAAATGGGATTTTTAAGAGATGAGCAATATGCATTCTTTATTAGATGGATTTATAATACAGGAGAAAGATCTTCATCATATCATATTCCAGGAAGAGCACCAAGACCATTTACAACACCTTCAGGAACATATTTAGAAACAGATATAATAGTAGGTGATAATGTTTTAGATAGTGCTGGAGATCCATTATATAAGGTTTATAATACAGGTACAATTACATCATCTGGTTTAACGGAAGTTCAGCCTGATGGTTCATTGATTATTGCAAGAGGTGAAATGGGTTATTGGGAATCAACTGAAAGATATCCTGCAGATAGGCCTGATATTTGGGGGGATCTTTGTGGTAAACCTATTAGACACCACAAGTTTCCTACTGAAGAAGTTGGAGGTTCAAATTCACCATTGCATATAAGTACTACATCTGGAGATTTAATTAACGTATTAGGTGTAGAATTTACAAATATTGGTAGACCTAAAAATAATGATGGAACTTATATAACAAATGTTGTAGGGTATGAAATATTAAGAGGATCTAGAGCAGGTGCTAAATCAATTTTAGCAAAAGGATTGTTTAGAAATATGCGTAAGTATACTATTCCTAATGCAGAAAATTTAATAGGTGGATCTGTTCAAGGATTATATCCTAATTATCCATATAATGATTTAAGACCTGATGTTTATTTTCATGATGGTGATGCTAATTCTATTCATAGAACAGAAGGTTGTGATAACTATAGTCAATCAATAGGTAATTTTAGACCATTGGGTATTGATCCTCCTATAGCTGGTGAACCTTCAGGTTATTCAAAAAAAGTATTTAGTTTTTCATCACCAGATTTGATGTTTACTAAACCATTTCTTAATGCATATGAAACAAGATTATATGGTTATGTAAATGGTAGTTCAAGTGGTTATTTTAAAGCATCTGAAGATCATCCGCAGTTTAAATTATTAAGAAATGGTGCAGCAATAATAGCTTCTATTATTGGTGTTGGTTATGCTATGCATAAAATGTTAGGTACTAGAAGTAAAATTATTGAAGGTGCTAGAGGTAGTTATCAAGCAAATGATTTTTATTTAGGTTTTGGTACAGGTGGTACAACAGGTGGTGGTGCAAATCTTGCAGTAAATGCAGCTGGAGCTGGTGTTGGTGGCGGAGTTTCAACAGTTGGTCAAATAGCTTTAAATACATTACTTAATAATGCAGTTGGTTTAGCAGATCTTTATGCTGGTGGAATTGCTACATATGCATTAGATATGGTTAATGCAGGAATTGTTACTACTGCTGGTTTATCACCTGGTGTAATTGGCGGTACAATAAATAATTCACAAACAAATGATTCATCAGAATCATCATTACCAATGGTGGTAAGAGCATTTGTTTCTCTTACAATGTCAAAAACTAATATAGCAATTGGAGGAAATGAAATATTAGAATTGATTTATAATTTAGTAAATAAATCTGATTTTGCATTTAAATATAATTCTTATGGATTTTTTAATGAATATACTAAAATCAATACAGGATTATTTAGAATTAAAAATACAGATTCAAATTATTTAGGTCAATCATTTCAGTCATTTGATAATGGAAATTATAAAATTAATAATTTATTTAGACCTAGTACTGTAGCAATTTCTTTAGATAAAGATGTAACTGAACCAAGTATAATTGATAAATCAAGATTTACAATTGGGGGAGATGTTGATGCTAATGGAGGAGTTAATACTTACAGTAGTGATTATTTAACTAATCCTACAGCTAAACAAAAAAGAACTATATCTGCTTATTATGGTGCTCTTAAATTTAATTTTGATAATCAATATGGTCAATTAGATGGTATTAAGCAAGTACAAATGAGAGGTTGTGTAGAATATTTAGATCCTACTAAACCTGATGCTTTTAAATATACTAGTTCAGCTATATTTGGTGGTGATATATTTATTACAAGATATACTGAAAAAGTTATTATGCCAATATTTGCACAATATTTATTAGGGCAACCTGATGAATTTACATATGATTATTCTCAACATGTTAATATACCTTATCCAAGATTCTGGTTAAATTCTCAAAAATTTGACATGAGTACTTTGGCTGGTGAAATTGCATCATTTGGTCTTGCAAGTGAAGGTGCATTAGATGCTGTTTTTCCTAGTGATTTATTTTATTTAGATAGGGGATCAAATAGTTGTGCTAGTGGTTTAACTTCAATCTTTGGTTCTAGTGGTGATCCTAATCCTAAGTTTGCTATGAGATATGCTTATATGTATACTCACGTTAATGGTATATTAGATTTCTTTGTGGAGTCTGAAGTTAACTTAGCTAATAGAGATTGGGAAGATAGAGCTGACGCAAGAATATATGATGTATATGGTTATAATGATATTGATGAATTATTCCATGCACAAATTGAAAAGAAAGATAATTTTTATAAATATGATGAATCATTAAGCCCATCTAAATTTGTAACTCAGTTAGGTAGTTTTGGTGAAATTCAACCAAGATATTATGATCCTTATACTGCAGAAAATTGTTATGTTAGTTATCCAAAAAGATTAATTTATTCATTACAAGCACAGAAAGAATCTAAAAAAGATTTCTGGAGAGTATTCTTACCATTTAATTATAAAGACTTTAAAAATAAAGTAAGTGTTATTAAACCTATTAATAAAAGTGGAGCTATTATATTCTTTCCATTTTTGTCTCCACAAATGTTTCAAGGAGTTGATGAGTTAAAAACATCTTTAGATACTAAAATTACAATTGGTGATGGAGGATTATTTAGTCAACCATTTCAAAATATTGTTAATTCAGATTTATCAAATGAATATGGTTCATGTGAGAGTTTGAGAAGTGTGATGAATACACCTGTAGGTTTATTTTTTATATCACAGGCTCAAGGAAAAATATTTCACTTTACAGGTCAAACATTGGATCCAATATCTAATGCTGGAATGAAGTGGTGGTTTAATAAATATTTACCATCTCAATTGGTTAAACAATATCCTTTATTAGAGGCATCTCCATTATCTGATAATCCAGTAGTGGGAGTTGGTTGCCAAACTGTTTATGATCCTAATGATGATTTAGTTTACTTTATGAAAAAAGATTATAGAGTTAAAGCTGAATATATTGCTAATGTTACATACAGTGAAACTAGAGGTTTTGCTTTATCTGGAAATCCTATCACATTAGGTGATCCAATATTTTTTGAAGATTGTTCTTGGACTGTAAGTTATGATCCTAAAGCTAAAGCTTGGATATCATTTCATGATTGGCATCCAGAACTTGCATTGCCAAGTATTAATCATTTTTTTACTACTAAAACATTAACTACAACTATACCACAATGTCCTCCGGGATATAATTATAACTCTGCAAATGGATTATGTGAACAATCAATTAATATTAATGAGCCAGCAATAGTTACTGTTGACCAAATCAATTCTATTGTAAATGGTGGGGCCACTGCTTGTTTAATTGATATTGTTGTAGCAATGGATATTTCTGGATCAACTCAATCAGCTGGACGTAAACAAGCACAATTAGCATGGTTAAATGCATTTTTAAATGATCCAAATATAACTTCACAAATGGCTGCAGCAACAATGCAGATTGGATTTACTGCTTGGAATACTGCAAATACAAATTATAATATACCAAATCCAGCAGGGGGTACTTGGTCTATGAGTAATACAGTTACTCCGGCACAAGTTGCAGCATGGTATAATGCCAACTGGCCAACAAGTGGTGGAACATCTGTCAATGTAGGTATGGCAAGTGGACAAACCAGATTAAATCAAAAGTCAATAAGTCAATTAGGTAATAGAAGTGCACAGCCATTTTTTAAACAAATTTTAATATTAGTTACAGATACAGAAACTGATCCTGGAAATATAGGTTGTCCATTTCAAGGAGTGGGTGTTTCACCAAATGCAACTGGTCCAGCAAACCAAAGAGTATATGCATTATTTTGTGGTGCAAATACAGCTATACCAACCGGTAATGTATTAGGTAATATATCTTGTACACCAGGACCTGTAAATGTTGATGGATATCAATTTGGAATTAATGCTGCTATACCTGCAACATTTACTGCTGTAGCAAGTGCTATTGCAGGATCTGTTTGTTCAGTTCCATTTGTTTGTGATTGTGCTCCTGGATATACAAAAGTATTTTATAATTCAGCAACAAGTCTTTATACTTCAACAACAGGTACATGTGATAATATTACACCACCTGTATGTAGAAAAGTAAGTTGTGCATGTCCAGAATCTCCTGTAGGAAGTGTTACAACTACAACTGGAAATTGTGATGATGTATATTTGATTGGTAATCCTACATATATAAATCCAAATCCACAGATTTGTAATTTTTATAAGTATGAATCTACACCTGCTAATTATAAAGTTGGTTCATTCTGGAGACATAATACAAGATGTGATAGTTTTGCCAATTATTATGGGGTTGATTATCCATGGGAAGTAGAATTAGTTTCTAATACTGGACAAATGGTTAATACTGTTAGAAGTATGGAGTATCAATTAGAAACTTATGTATATAAAGGAGATATGGGATATGCTTGTAATGATGATAAATGGGAAGATTTGGATTTTAATTTTGATCAATCTGTTATTTATAATAATGAGCAAGTATCTGGGTTACTGCAATTAACTCCAACACCTTATAATAATCCTTTATTAGAATTGACTTATCCTATTATCAATATAAATAGCATGAATATATTATGTTCCAAAGTAGAACAAAAATATAGATTTAATCAGTTCTATGATATTACAAATGATAGAGGTGAATTTACAAATGCTGAACAATCAATTTGGGATACACAACCTAATGGATACATAAGACTTTTAAATACAACAAATTTAAATTATAATAAGCCTCCATTACAACACAAGAAGTTTAGACATTATTATAACAATGTTATTTTAAGAAGAGTTAAATCAGAAAATAGAAAGATGTTATTGAGATTGAATAACACCAAATTACTTTTATCAATGAGATAATGAAGAAAGAAATACAACAAATAGAACGTAGAGGATTACCAGGGGGTCCTAATGAAATATTCACTTATACTACAGGGGTATTTTCTACAGAAGGATTCAGAATTGATAGTCCAGATGTTAATAATTATCAAAACATTATTCCATCTGGTTCTATAACCATGAAAGAAAGAGATGGTAGTCCTTTGAGAAAAGGACCAATTCATGGTATTGATAATCTAGGTAATGAACAGATAATGTATCCTGGATTTGATTATCAGTTCCCTGGTAATGAAGTAACAGAAACATTACTTGCTAAAATGGGAGGTGGTTTATTAGACAAAACTATTAAGTGTGGTAACTGCGGTTGGCAATGGAAAGCTGTTGATGGTGGATCTGATCTTTATGATTGTCACAAGTGTGGTGGTAAAGGTTTAGTGAAAGCTCAAACAGGTAATGAAACTCCAAAACTTAATGTTGCTAAATTAGATTTTAGTATACCTAAATCTACAGGATATGCATGGGCAGATGAAAAATTAAAACAACAAAATAAAGCATTAGAAGAGTTTAAAAAAGTAAAAACAAAAGTTGATACTGAAGTAAAAAAAATTCAAAAAAAACATAATGTTTCTGAATCAACAGCAAGAGAAGTTTATAAACGTCAACAAGGTTTATCAGAACAACAACAACCAGAAGAAGTAAGACAGTACATTCCTCAAAGTACATTAAGTAAAGCAAAAGAAATAGCACTTAATCCAATGACTGCTGCAGGATATAAGGTGAGAAATGAAGATATTCCTGACAATTTTAGTTCAGGAGAAAGAAACAATCTTGATACAGCTGTTGATTTTATTAATCCTGTATATTATGCTGAGTCTGCAAAAAATCTTGCAGAAAGTCAAGGACAAGTGTTTAGTGATTTGTCTGAAGGTAACTTTGGAGATGCTGCATTGAATCAAACAATGGCAGGTGTAGAAGCTCTTAACTTTATTCCTATAGCAAAAGGAGCAAAACCATTTGTTCAAAAAGGAATGAAACAATTAAGAAATATTCCAACAAGTATATCTCCTGAATTAAGACAAGGATTAAGAACAGCTGGACCATCATTTGCTTCTTCTGCAAATAATGTTACAAATATTTTTAAAAATTTAGAAGATTTAAATTATGCAAAAAAATGGGCAAAACAATATGGATATAAATTACCAAAAAATTTAGAAAGAATTGCTCAATCTGATGAACTTACTAATAGAACAGTAAGAGGTATGATGAATAGACATAATACTTTTGTTAGAGGTGTAAGTACAAATTGGGATGAACTTGCAAAAAGAAATCCTGACATATTAAAAAACTTAGAAGAAAGAAATATTAACTGGAAAGATAATCCTGAAGAAGCGGCAAAATTAATGCTTACGGAAATTCCTCCTGATACTGGATATGGTAGATACATGATGAACAAAGGAGATAATGCGTTGTATACTTCTAATTCAATACCTACTGCTCAAGGATACACTTATGGAGATGGATACTATGCTAAACTTAGAAGAAAAAATCTTGATTATTCATCTAATAATAGACAAGACTGGATTAATAATAATCAGTTAGATTATCAAAAAGGAATTAATAATCCAGAAGGGGCAAATATAATAAAAACAGATTGGCAAAAAAGATTTCCTACAACTATAGAAGAGTTTGTTAAAAGTGCAGGTAACCCTAATCTTTTAGATGATTTAATGAATAAAGTAGATTTAAAAGTAAAAAATAAACAATCAATTATAGATAAAGAATGGGATAAGCATATTGATGTTAGAAAAAATATATACAATAAAGCTGAAGAAGAAATGAAAAAAATCTATCCAGATAAATCATTTCATCATGTTGACTATTTTGATATTAGAAATAGTTTTATTACAAATGCAGATAAAAAAGCTTTAGATTTTACATCTAAAAAAATAGCTGAGCTTAGAGCTTTTGATCCAATAAAATACGAAGAGAACCAGGCTATTAAAGAAATATTTACTACTCCTGAGTTTTATAAAAGTACTTTTAGAAATTTAATAAAACCTGATAAGTTTGGACACTATGCATTTAAAGGTAACCCAGGTGAACAGATTTTTGATATTGTAGATTTGAAAAAAATGACACCTGAACTTTGGGAAAATAAAAGTAGATCTCATATTGGTAAATATTCAAAAAAATTATCAGCATTAAAAGAAGGAGGAATCATTAAAGATGACATGGGACAATGGGCTCATCCAGGAAAGATAACTCAAATAGCACAAGAAGGACAAGAAATAACAGTAGATCAAGGTGATGGTATTAAAAGAAACATATTAACAGATTCTTCTGAATATGCTAAACTATATAATGAAGGAAGAATAGGTGTACAAAATGATGATAATACTATTTCTTTTAATCCATTTAATGAAGTGGTTGTTACTCCTTATGATAACCAATATCCTTTTTATCAAGAACTATCAGATGAAGAAAAAAAATACTTCAATAGTGATTCTGCAATAGGAAGAGCTGTTAGAAGAAAAGCATATACAAAAGCTCCATTAAGTGAAGATGTAACAAATATAGCAGCACCTATAATATATGGAACAGCAGCAGCAATGCTTGCACCATATGCATTAGCTCCACTTGCAGCAGGATTAGAATTTGCAGGTGCTGCAGCTGCTCCGTATATAGAAGGAGCATTAGCAACTTCTTTACCAGGTATGTCTTCTATTCCAGGAGCTACTGTTGGTAATGCTATTAATGCAGGTTTTGCAGGACATGGTTTAGCTAACGTTGGACCAGATGCTGTAGAAATGTATAATAATCCATCTTGGAAAAATGCTGGTAATCTTGCAATGGATGTTGTAGAAATTGCACCAATTGCTGGTCCTGCTGCTAAAACTATAGGTGAAGGATTATCTGCTACAAGAAAAGCATTAGGTACAAAAGAAGGTTTGTTATCTAATGCGTGGAAATATAATCCTAGAGCATTTAAGCCTAATGTTAATTCTTTTTATAGACAAATAGGAGAAACAGGATTAGCTGATGCTGTAGAATCTGGTGCAATTAGAAGTGCAAATCAATCTATTTTTCCAAGACCACATTTTGTAGAAGGAACAGATTTTACAAAATTATATAGTACAGGAGAAGGTGCTACTGGAAGTAGACCATTTGTTATATTTGAAACATCTGGAGTAAATCAAGCAGGTGAACCTTTTGTTTTTCCTGCTAATTCGGCTTCAGGATATACACCATGGATAGCAGGTAACGCAGAAGTACCTTTATCACAAGGTAGAATATTACAGAAAGATTGGTTACAAGGATATAAACCATTAACTATTGAAGAAAGTACTATATCAAAACTAGATGATATTAGAAATACAGGTGCTACATTAGAAACTGAATATGCTAATCCAATAAAAAATCTTGCTACAACTTTTAAAAATAGAAACAAAAAATTAATAACTGTTGGTGCTGAAAATTTAGATAAAGAGTTGTTAAAAAAAATTGAACAACTTGAATCTCCTGAAGGATTTAATAGATTAGTTGTACAAGAAGCTGAAATGTTGAAAAGGGATTTTCCAGTTTTAGAAAAGTATGGTGATATAGAAAAACAAGCTGTTAGCAATGCTCATACAAGAATTTCAGAATTGTATAAAACAGCTTTGCAGGGAAATTTTAACAAAAATTATTTAGAAGCTAAAAAGTTAAATTCTGAATTAACTCCAAATAAATTTGGAATACCTAGAAATAATGCATTTTTTAGAACTGGTTTAGGATCAAGTAATTATTCAGATAATGCTATTAATTTAAGTAAAGAACCAAGTTTTAGAGATGATCTTTTTTCAAAAACTTATTATGGTACAGAAATGCCTGGTGAAATTGCTATTGGTAGAGAATACGCAGAGGGAATGCCTGTCTATGATCATGAAATAAATCATGCTTTACAAAATGCTAGAAATACTACTTTAGATGATTTACTTAGAAAATATTTTAATAATTCAGAAAACTTATCAAAAAACTTTTCAGAAAAAACAAAAAAGGCATATAATTATTTTAGAAAAAATAAACAGGGAATGCCTTCAAGAGAACCATCATCATTTTTAGCTGAGGCAAGAAGATCAATGTTAGAAAGAGGATTAATAAAAGATATTTATGAACCAATTACTCCTAAAAAAGTTTTTGAGGCAATGAAACATTTTAAAGAAGAACCTTTTATAAATCCTTATACAGAACAATCATATCATAGAATATTTGATTTTGCTGATGATCATCCAAAAACTTTAAAATTTTTATCAGATAGTTTTAATAAACTTCTTACTTTAGGTCCAATAGGTTTAGGAGCAACTTCTCAAATGGGAGAAGAAGAACTTGTTCCAGAAATGAAAGAGGGTGGTGAACCTAACGCACAAAATACAACTACACCAAGTCCATTAGTTGAATATGTGGTTAAGAAAGGGGATACACTTAGTAAAATTGCTGCAGCAAATAATACTTCTATTGCAAGTATTATGAGAAATAATGAGAGTATTTCAGATCCAAATATAATTAGCATTAATCAAAAAATTAATCTTGTAAACAAAAATGTTTACACACCTAAAGAAGAAGTATATAAAGATTGGAATACAATAAGAGACAAGAAAGATAAAATTAATAAGTTATCTGATGAGCAAAAGATTGTAAGTTATTATAATGACAAACCAGAAGATACATATCTTATAGTTGATAAGAAGAATGCTGTAATGAAACTTTACACGGGTGGTAATTTAACAAAGTCATTTGAGGTTGGCGTTGGTCAAAATCCTGGTGATGCTCAAACTGTTACTAAAGTTAAAAATGGTAAAACGGATTGGAGTGCAGGAAACAAATCCACTGGTGCTGGTATTTATACTATTTCAAATATTAATCCTGCTAGTACAGAATACTATAATGAACCTGCATTTAATTTAAAAAATGAAAATGGTATTGAGGTTGCAACAACAATTCACGGTACACCTAAACCTAGAAGAATTAAATTTAATAATGGAACTGTTATAGATAATAGAATGAGTAATGGTTGTATTAATGGTAAGTGTGAAGATCTTAAAGAACTATATGGTCAATTAGATTTGAATACAAAAGTTTATATTTTACCTGAAGATGAGGGAAATAATTTTCAAATCATAGATGGTAAACCTGCATTAAGAGTATCTTCTAAAAATAGACAAAGATATAATCAGTATATAGATCAAACAGGAACTAAACAAAAAGGTCAAGGTGCAAATCAAACAACTAACACATTAGTGTATAAACCAATTAAGGCCTATATTGATGAAACAAAATTTAAAAATGATGTATTTCAATGGAATGATTTCAATGATGAAAAAGAATACAATAATACTACTAAACCTTTTATTGTTGCATTAACTACAAGAAAACAAGATGTAATGAAAGCTGCAAAGATTTCATCTGATGTATATAATGAATTAGCTAAAATGAGTTTTGGTATATATGGTGCTGAAAGTAATTATGGAGATACACATAGTGCTGCTGGTAATTTAGCAAGAGCTGCCAATAAAGTTTTAGATCCTAAATCATCAAGTAGTCCTGATTATAAATCAAAAGCAACAACTTATGGAGCTAATGAAAATACTAGAAGTGTTGGGTTAACACAAATAAGATGGAATTATTTAAATGAGGATGAAAAAAAAGCATTAAAAGAAGTAGGTATTACATCTAATAAAGATTTTCTAGATCCTAAAAAAGCAGCTATAGGTACTGTTACTATATTAGGTGTAAGATATAATCAACAATTAAATGATAAACAAAAACAAGATGTGTGGAAATACTTACCTACAAAATGGAATAGCCGTAGTAATTATGCTGACCGTGTTAAAAGTAATTCATCTTATTTATCATTCAGACAATTAGATAAAAAACAAGAAGGTGGTGAATCAAAACCTGGTTCTTTAATGCAAGCATACAATAGTTTGTTAATTAAAAAGAAAATGGGAGGAGCTATTGCTAATAAAAAACAATTTGGTGGTCAATTAAATTCTGGTAATATTAGCATGTATAAAGATTACATAAAAGGTATTATTGGAAATGAAGAACAAGCAATAAAAAATTATGATAAATTGAATAGAATTTACTATAGTAAAGCAAAAGAATTAGGAATGACTGCAGCAAATTATATAATGACATATTTGTAGGTAATTCTTAAACCTTAAAAATTAGTAAATCTATAGATTTATTTGTATATTAATAATATAATCTAGATACCGTGAAAGTAAACAAAATAAGTTTAATGCAAGAAGGAGGACAAATGGCTGAACAAGTTATGGCACAACCACAACAAGAATCAGTAGATCCTGCTATACAACAAATTTCAGATTTTATTTCTCAATCAATAGGTCAAGGACAAAATCCTGCTGAAGTTGTTGTGTCTTTAATGCAGCAACAAGTTGATCAACAAACTATTGGTCAAGCTTTAATGATGAATGGCTTTGAGGAAGATGATATCATGGCTTTATTCCAAGAGTTAAGTCAAGATCAACAAGTAGAAGAACAAGTTGGTGGTGAACCAGATCTTGCTAATCTAGATAAAACTCCAGAAGAACTAACACAAGATACACGCATGCATTCTGATGATATGTCAGCAGAAGAAACTAATGAACCAGGAATGTCTATGGGTAAATCAGGAATAGAAATTAAACCTGAGAATGAAGGCAAATTTACTAGATGGGCTGAAGCACGTGGTATGTCTGTACAAGAAGCTGCAAGTAAAGTAATGGCAAATACAGATGAGTATCCTCCGGCTGTAGTTAAGATGGCTAACTTTGCTAAAAATGCTGCTGGTTGGAAAAAAGAATATGGTGGTGAAAAATATGATATGGGTGGCGTACCTCAAGGTAAAGTAGGTGCAGTTAATAATGTATCTACTAATAGAAACATGCATTGGCAAAGAGCACCTTTGTATATAAATCCTATGGAATTTGAATATACAAATAAAGATTTTAGTTTAGGTAAAGCTGCTGCTGTAGCTTATGGCGGTTATAAGGAATTTTTAAGTGGAGATGATGCAAATAAAGATGGAGTTAAAGATGGCTTTTTTAGAGATGGAAGTAAGAAAGCCGGAATAAGAGATGCAACTAAAGGAGATTATTATAATTATAAAATAACTCAAGATGCTAATGATCCAAATAAATACATAGCTGATAATACAGATTTATATAATGCATCTAGAAACAAAGGAAGTTTAAGAACAGTTGATCAATATGGTAAAGATATAGCTGCTAATTCTAGATTTAATTATAATACTGATACTCATGATTATGATTTCATTACTAGTAGTAGACCAATAGATAAAAGAATTTATGATTCGGCCAGTCAAAAAAATGCATTAAAAGGTAAAGATTATAATTATTTAGCTGCAATGGATCCAGATACTAGAGCTATGATCATGAGTGGTAAAGATGATCCAACTGGTGTTAGAATGGGTATTGATGAATATGGTAGGGGTATGTCATATTTACCTGGTGCAAAAAATCCATATGAGTATAACACATACATGGGTATTAATAAAGTAGGTCAAAGTTCAATGATACCTGTAGGTGACAACGGTCAACCTACTGCTGCAATGATTAATACTCCAACTATTCCCGGTATTCCAAGTTCTATGATACAACAAACTGATTATAATGCAGACACACAAGTTGTAAAAGATTCTCAATTACAAAAAAGATTTCCTGGCTTAGGACCTACACCTGAACAACAAAGACAATTTGATTATAATGCTTTAGGTAATTTAAGATTTAAATATGGTGGTAACTTATCACAAGCTCAAAATGGCAATGAACTTCCTCCACTTCCATATAGTAATGAATATTTAGATAGTTTAGAAAATGATTATTTGAAATTGTA